TGGTGCCAAGCACCGATGCCTGAAGCTGGAATAAGGAAACATTGGACTTCGAAACCTTCACTTTCCAAGTCGTCTTGCACCTGTCTGAGTACCATGCCGTTTTGGATGTTAATAATTCCTTGCACATTCTCCCCAATAACGAATTGGGGTTTGATTTGTTTAATGAGTCTAAACATTTCTGGCCAGAGATAGCGGTCGTCATCTGTTCCTTTTCTTTTCCCTGCGACTGACATCGGCTGGCAGGGAAAGCCGCCCACAACGACATCTGCGTCTCCTTCTTTTCCTTCGACATTTTTTATATCCTCCTCTATTGGTATGTTTGGAAAGTTCTTTTGTAAAACCTTTTGACAATACTTATCTTTCTCAACAAATTTTACAGTCTCAAATATTCCTGTAGAGTCTAAGCCTAATGCAAAGCCACCTATACCAGAAAATAAATCAAGAACTTTTAATTTTTTCATAAATGTGTTTACTCCTAATTATTTTATATAACTCTTCCTTATCACTCATTGCATATAAAGATGATTCATAGTCTTGTGGAAATATCTCCCAACAAAATTCACTGTGTCCTTCTAAAGCCAAATAGATCTCCAATCTAAATTTATACTTATCTTTAATAACAATATCTTTTTCAATTCTTGCCTTTGTTTTTGACATTCATATCTTTCATTTTTTTAATTTCTAAATCACAATAATGTTTGATCTTTTCAAGATCTTCAATTCCATTTTTATTTAAATATCTACAAACGTATTTCACAACGTTGCCTTGAAAGAATGATAGATTGTTCTTTGATATAAATTCATAAGGTTGTATGTGAAACGATTTATAGTCAGATCCACCAATTCGTTTATCTTGTGGAAATGAATCATCAAAGATACTTTTATCTGTCATAAATTATAACCATGCCTTTCTATTTTTGCTCTCATCAAGTATAAATTCTTTTTACTTCGGGTTACCCCTACATACCATACTCTATGTTCTTCATCTCTTTTTTTACTACTTCTTACCACAGCTTCTCTTATTTTCCTAGCGTTATCTAAAACTAATACAACATTCTCTGATTCACCACCTTTTGCTGCATGTATTGTAGAAATTTTTATTCTTGGTTCTTCATTTAATTTTTCTTTGTTCGATAACAATAATCGTATGTAATTTTTTTCTTCGTTGTTTGCTTTGTCAAAAGCTTCAAACCATGGAACTAATTCATTCCAATCTACTGGTTCGTATGAAATATAATCTTGTACATCTTCATACTGATTGTCTTCTAATTCTTCATGATTCGCCCATCTTGAATAATATGTTGCTGCTTTGTATAGTTTTGCATTAAAACTTTTTATATATTTGTTTTCAAAATATAATCCTTTTTCTCTTAATTCTTTTGCAATCTTGATTGATTTATCTATTGTCCTGGTCAAGATTAACCAATTACCTTGAAAAAGATCTATATTATCTAAGTTATTAATAGTTAAACAACTACCCTCTTCTTCTTTTGGGTGATAATCTTTTTCTGCTCTAAGTCCTTCTATACGACTCACAATAATATTAGACACATCTTGAACTTTTATAGGAACTCTTCTTGATTTTTTTAACACAACTTCTGTTGCAGGTTCTTTAATAAATCTATCTACATCTGCTCCTGCCCATGCATAGATTGCTTGATCATCATCTCCTGCAAGATATAGGTCTTTCGTATTATCTTTTATAATATCAAACATTTTCCATTGTATAGGTGATAGATCTTGAGCTTCATCTATAAATACAACATCAAACTTTGGACAAATATTTTTCTTTTCTACAAAGTTGTGAATCATATCTGTAAAATCTATAAGATTTGTTTTATCTTTGTATTCAAAATAGTTAACTGCAACGTGTTTCAATATATTTGATTTTATATCTTTGCTATATTCACCGGTACAGTATTCGTCCCAGACACTTATATCTTTCTCTCTTGCTTTTGTAATAATCTGAAAGTATTCATTATCACAAGTTAGATAAGGAGATGTATCTAGATCTCTTTTTGCTTTAACACTGATACTTAATATTCTACCAAGGTCGTTATAATGATAATCCTGCATAACATTTTCTTCTTTGAGTCCTAATGCATGAAAAGCCAAAGAGTGTAGTGTTTGAAAATATCTTAGATCTTTCTTTTGAAACTGTCTGTTCTTTGAAAACATTCTTTCTTTAGCTTCGTTAGCTGCTTTCTTTGTAAATGCAAAATAACCTATTCTGTTTACTGGTGTACCTGTTCTTACATAAGCCATAGCTCTTCTTATAAGTTTTTCTGTCTTACCTGTACCGGGAGGACCATAAAATTTTTTTATCATAGAATCTTATCCTTATCTGCCATAGGCATAACTTCTACTTCTTCCTCTTCTCTTTCAAAGAAAGACATAGGTACTTTTGTAACACGAATAGGGTTGTGTGGTTTTTTATCTGTTTTCTTTTTAGGATATCTTTTTAGATGTCCGAGTTCCGCTTTAAAATCTTCAATCATCATTCTACCTGTTTTCTCATACTTCATCTTCCATTCTTTATTTTTTAGATAATTGAAAAAGACTTCCATAGTAAAGAATGCAAAACCATCTTCTATTAAAATAGATCCACTTCTAAATGATGCATCACTTACGGCAGGTACACCGTGAATATGATCTTCTAAATATTTATGCAGTAGTTCTTTTGGAGAAGTTCCTGCAGGTGGTGGTTGAACTGTTTCAGTTTCTTTTAATGTTTCAATAATAGTTTGAAACTCATCTTGTTTGATTCTTGGTGGAGCAATAGGTGTATGAGCACCAATGAGTCTTCGACATTTTTCCATGTCCATTAAATAATTTATATCTCTTGCTACAACTTGTTTACTCATCTCTCCATCTTGTTTATCGTTAAAGTGAACAGTAAATCTAAACTCTGGTTCAGGTTGATAATCAATTCTTATTAATGCAGAGAGCTGCGGAAACTTCTTTTGTTTATCTGATACATAACCAAACTGTCTTTTTGCACATTCAGATTTGATACAATAATTTCTAATTGGATCTTGATCACATAAATGACCTGCAGTTGGTTTACGCCAGGATTTTATTTTATCTAAAACTTTTTTATCTCCCCACTCTTCATCATACAAAATATATTTTCTTGCACCTTCTAATACTTTCTTTTCCCAAAGATCTGGATATTTCTTTTTACAGAACACCATGTAATTAAATAAGAATCTATCTCTTTCATCAGGTAATTTATTACTATCATCAATTGTTTTTGATATTGCTTGTAGACATGGAGGGCCATCACTAAATTCTTCTGCACCACCGGTTAATATCTTACTGATATGTTCATCAATAAATTCATTTAATTCTTTTTCTGTTTTTAAATTTGCGTCTACTACCGCAATGTATTGGTCAAATGTAAATTCTGTCCCATCTAAATTTAATGCAACTCGTTCATTTTTATTGTAGTATGGTAGGTTTATAAAATTACCGTTTGTAAAACTTCCATCTGGTCCTGTTCCAAGTTCCGTTTGTTTTGGATAAATTTCAGTTGTTGGATTTAATTCTAATGTATATAATAGTTTGTCTAAAAAATTTCTTAAAAAACTTGCTTTCACTTTACCTTTTGTATGTACATACAAATGAAGTCCACCACTTTTAGATCTAACTGGTATGACAGGTAAATTATTTTTTTGAATTATTTCTAAATATTTTCTTGGACTAAAGTTTTGATAAGCTTTGGAATCAATATCAATTGCACCAAAACTAACTAAACCTTCATCGTCACAAGGTTGTATGCCGATTGACTTTTCACCTTTGAGGTGTTGGATATAATCTATATTAGTAAGAGGTTTACCTGCCCAACCATGTTTAACTTTAAATTTTCCTGTGGTTGAATCTTTGTATCCATTACTAACTTCTGCGTATCCATAATCTCTTTTTAAGCCGTCAAATATCTGTATAAATTTCTCTTCCATGCGAATTTATGTGGGTGACTCCACGCTAGCTTCATCACCCACAACCTAGGATTCTAGTAGTGAGAAGACTCACTTGTTTGTTGTTCTTCACCATGTTTCACTGTGACATCACCTTTTCCAATGCTTTCAGCAAAACCTTTAGCTTGTTGGTAAAGATCTGCACTTTCTACAGGACCAACTTTACTAACTTCCCAACCAAACCATGTTCCTTTATCATTTGATTGTTGAGTTGTTTTTAGTGAATATTGATGACTGAATGATGCAGGTGTAAACATTCCGTTTTTACCTTTAAGCTTAATGCTTTGCATCATGCTATTCCATTTTCTACTAATTTTTAATTGAGTAGATTTCATAGCAATCATCGCAGTTGTTGGAACCTGACCTGCTACAATTACAAAATGTTGTGCAGTTTTTTCGATATAATTACCGTTTGGTAATCTATCTTTAAAATCAGATCCTCTACTAGTTTTAGTCATGATGTCTGAAGAAGACGGATAAATATTTACTGGTGCTCCAGATCCATCTTTACCTCTATCTTTCCATTCAACATACTCTAACTTGTAGTAACAAGGAATTACATTAACTCCTTTTTGACCGTCAAACAGATCTCCTGTTACTGAATTGTATATCATTCCAGGTTCTGCTCCGTCTACATACTTGCCATCTCTCTTGTTTACTTCTGGAGATAGTTGTCCAAGTATCTTTAGAAATGGTAATGCCAAATCATCTTGTGTGATGTTTTCCATTCCTAAGTTTGCATCAGCTTCAAATGCCGGTGCAGCCAACGCAGTGTTGGGCTTTTTTATTAGCGCTTCTTTGCTCATCGTTCGTTCTCCTTATTTACTTGTTATCTTTGTTCGGTTTCCTGCGAACACATTAAATAGATCCGTGGGCATCTCTTGCCCAGACTCGAGACGCTCACGAACCAACGCTTTAAGTGTCATGGGCTCAACCTTTAACTTCTGGGTTGGTTGATAACCTTGACCTTGTGCAAGGGTAGCATAAGCCATTGCCTTGTTATCTTCGTTACGACCGAAGGAAACAGTAATCTCATTTTTACTAAGATCACCTCGGCCATTGTTACGAAGCCAGTTAAATGCCTCTTCCTTTTTTGCAGGTGGTATTGAGGCACCGTAGACAGGTTTCACTTCAATTGAAGAACCGTCTGCTAATTTTAATGAAGATAGATTCATCTCTTGCATCATGGTAGGTATGACCTCACCAGAGATAACATCAATATCTTTTTTTAATTTTTTGATTTCGTCTTCTTTGTCCGCTAAATCTTTTTCCATAGCTTTTAATTTTAAAGCTTGTTCAGATAAAGATTCTGCATCGTTAACTTTTGTTAATGAGTTTTGTTTATCATCTTCAAAGTTAATCGAACCACTTCCTGTAAATGTTTTTACTACAGTTGTCATAAGTATTTCTCCTTTCGTGTACTCAATATATTTATATAAAATCCTATGTCAATCTTATTCTTCCTCTTCTTTTCCTTATACATATAAATCTACATTTATTGGATCAAACACTTTTTCTTGACTATCCCATTTAAAAAAATTAAATTTTCCATTTTTAATGTCAGAAGC